GGCCGAGTTCACGCCGGACGCCGAAGTCTCGCGTCAGGGCGGCGACGAGGGCCTCGTGCGCGTGGATGCCGGCGCGGAGCGCACGGAGTTCAGCGGGATGCGCGACGCGACGGCCGAGGTGCGCTCGGTGATCGTGAACGCGTTCCCGAACGTCGGGAGCTTTATCCGTGCCGTGCATCGCGGCCCGGCCAACGCGACGCAGGCCGCGGCGATCAAGCAGGTCGAGACGATGACCCGCACGATCACCGGTAGCACGAACGGCGGCGAGTTCCTGCTCCCGCTGACGCAGGTGCCGGAGATTTTCTCGGTGAGCAACCAGCAGCCTGGCCTGTTCCAGTATGCGCGCCGGTACAATGTGCCGGGTCGCTCGCTGCGTATCCCGTACCTCGTGCAGGACGAGGGCACGACGGTGCTCAACCGTCCGATGGCCGGTAAGATCGCCAACGTGACGATCGTCGGCGAAGGCGCGACCAAGCCGGAACGCGAGCCGACGTTCGGCCAGCGTCTGCTGACGATGTACAAGTACGCGGCGATCACGCAGTTCGGCGACGAATTGCTCGGCGATGACTTCACGGGCGAGCTCCCGTCGGAAGTCACGACCGCGGTCGGCGGCCAGATCGTGAACAAGATGAACGAAGATATCACGATCGACGGCACCGGCTCGTCGGCGCCGCTCGGGGCGCTCAATAACGCGAACACGGCGCTGATCGCCGTCAACCGTGCGACGGCCTCGCGCTTTACGGCCGCGGACGCGTTCGCGATGTACGAGCGTCACACGCACGGCCCGAACTCGGTGTGGATGATCTCGCGCCGCGTGCTCGCGCAGTTGTTCGCGCTGCAGACGACCAACAACACGATGGTCACCTGGATCGCAAACCTCCGCGACAAGCCGCAAATGCTGCTGCTCGGGCTGCCGGTGATCGTCACCGACCTGCTCCCGACGCTCGGCGTCAAGGGCGATGTCGCGCTCGTGAACGGCGACTTCTACGCGATGGGGCTCCGTCAGGCGCTCACGGTGGAAAGCTCGATCCACTTCGCGTTTGTCAACGACGTGACGACCTATCGTTTCGTCGCGCGTGGCGGCGGTATCCCGCTTCCGACCTCGACCTATGCCTACAAGGTGGACGGCTCGGGGAACAAGGTGGATCCGCACTCGCCGTTCGTGGTGCTCGATGTCCCTGCCTCGTCCTAAGACGAAGGCGGCCGCAGGACTGTCCGGGGGTGGGTTCCCACCTCCGGCAGTCGGCGCGGATTCGGGCGCGGTCGTCACGGTGTTGGCGGTCGCATCCTGTATTATTGATGGCATCCGGCGCGATCCTGGCGAGCGGTTCGAGGTGGCCGCGGATCGGGCGGAGGCGTTAGCGTCGATCGGGTATGTCATGCCCGATGCGTTGTTTGCGTTGATGCGGCCGGAAGCGGCGGCGATGTGGCGCACGGTGGGCACAGAGCGGGAAGCGTTGCTCGAGCAGAGTTTGGCCGTGTCGCCGGAGCTCGTGGACCGGTTATGGGACGGCGCGGGGCGGGTCCTGACGCCGGACGGGGTGCCAACAACGGTGCAGCCGGCCGCAGGGGCGGCGACGTTTCGCGTGCTGCAGCTCACGCAGTACGACCCGGGCAGTGCGGTGTATCGGTACCATTCCGCGGCAAACACGGTGCCGGGCGTGCGGTCGGCGTTCGTGCGGTACGGGTACAGCAACCCGCATTGTCATTTGCGGCAATGGGACGGGGAGCTGCACCGGCAGACGGTCGAGCTGCTGGCGATGACGGCAGACGTGATCCATTGCCATATGGATTACCGCGCGTTGCATCAGGACCTCCGGTACGTGCTGCGGACGAACCAACGGGCGGCGATCACGTACCACGGCTCGGTGCTGCCTGGAAACGAGGCGCGGGTGTTTGTGGATACGGCGGCCGATCAACGGATGCGGGCGATCCGGTTCGGCGCGCGGCCGTACCATCAACGGTACGGGGTGGAGCATTACCTGCCGATCCCGATGCCGGTCGCGGATTACGCGGCGCTCGCGGCGTCCGAGGAGGCGCGGGCGGTCCGGTCCGCCGGCACGTTCCGCGTGGCGCACAGTCCGACCAAACGGGCGATCAAGGGCACGGCCGAGTTCCTCGAGGCGGTCGCGGCCGTACAGGCGCGCGGGATCGCGATCGAGCCGGTGCTGATTGAGGATATGGCGCACGGGGCGGCGCTGCAGCTCAAGGCGACCTGTCACGCGACGTTTGATGCGTTTTGGCTCGGGATGCAGGGCTCGGGGCTCGAGGCGGCGGCGATGGGACAGGCGGTGTTGGCCGGCGACGCGGACGCGGCGCGGGAAGCCGCGGCGCTCAACGGGGGCGCGGTGCCGTGGACGTTTTGCGATTCGGGGGCGTCCCTGGCGGTGGCGCTCGAGCGGTTGGCGACGGACGCGGCGTACTATACAAAAGAAACGGCGCGGGTCGGACGATATGTCAAGCGGGTGCATGACTATTCGGTCGTCGGTGCCCAATATGCGACCATTCTACAGGCCGAGGTGTTGCGTGGCATTGCCGAGCGTTGCTGATCTGAAAAGCTACCTGCGGATCGAGTCGACCGCGGAGGATACGCTGCTCGCGGCGTTGCTCGGGCGCGCGACGGCGATGCTCGAGATGTGGATCGATACGCCGATCACGGCCACGACGCAGACGGCCATCGATCGCGCGGACTCGGGGGGCGATCCGGTCCGGTCGCTGATCTTTCCGCGGCGGCCCTGTGCGGTGACGGCGGTCGTGGATAGCGACGGGCTGACCGTGCCGGCGGCCGAGTATTGGACAGACGGCACCTCAGGCGTAATCTACGGCAAGGAGTATTACACGTTTCCGTACGGGCCGTACACGATCACGGCCTCGGTCGGGCTGTCGCTGCGGCAAGATTACGCGCGGCTTGAGCCGCTGCTGAACGAGGCGATTATCGACCTCGCGGCCGACCTGTATCAGCGCCGAACGCCGGGTGCGGCCTCGGAGACGGCGGCCGGCACGTCGGTGACGTGGGACGCGAGCCGGGAAACGGTGGCGCGGATTATGAAAACGCTGCGGCTGCTCAAGCTGCCGGTGGCCGTATGACCGTGACGCCTGGCCTATTGGACCGCCGGCTGACGCTCTGGGAACGGCGCGAGGGCGGCGCGGACGGGTTCGCGCGGCCGGTCTACGTCAAGGTCGGGGAGTACTGGGGCCGGCTCGATGAGATCGCCGACGACGAGCAGATACCGCTGAGCCCGCAGGGACATATCGAGTCGCAGACGCGCGCGACGGCGACGGTGGCCGATTACGTCGTGGTCCCAAAGTTCGGGATCGTGCGGGAGGGCGATGGGCCGCTGTATTTCACGCGCGGGACGATCCTGCTGCGGGCGCTCCGGTGCCAGCGGATCACGCTCGAGGCGATCGACCCGACGGACTATAGCACGTTCACGCTGTTCGAGGACGTGGACGTGCGCGACGGCTATCACCTGGTCACGGATGCCTAAGATGGATCGACGACAGATGTGCGACGGGACCGATGTGCGACGGACGACGCTGGCGCCGGCGGACCATGCGCGCGCGGAAGGGTTGGTCGCGAAGCATGGCGGGATGATGGAGATTTCGCGGACCGAGGCCGGGGCGTTGCTGGTCGCGTGGCACGCGGGCAACGGGACGACGGTGCGGGCGGAAGGGGCGGACGCGCTGTCGGTCGTTGATGCGATTTGCCGGAGCGTTGAGGCCGGCGACTTACCTCTTACTTGATCGAGGCCGAACGATGGCGACGTACAATAAGTTTTTCGCGTTTGTCGAGGCGTTGGCCGAGGGCAAGCACAATTTGCAGACGAATACGCTCAAGGTGTATTTGAGCAACGCAACGCCGGATGCCGCGGCGGATGCGGTGAAGGCCGACCTCGCGGAAATCGCGCCTGGGAACGGCTACACGGCCGGCGGTAATGTCGCGACGGTGACAAGCTCGTCGCAGACGGGGGGCCTCTACCGCTTGATCCTGGGCGATCCGGCGACGTGGACGGCGACGACGGGGCCGATTGGGCCGTTCCGCTACATTGTGCTGTATAACGATACGAGCGCGAATGATGATTTGATCGCGTGGTGGGATTTCGGGTCGGCGCTGACGATCGGGGCCGGCGATGCGTTCACGGTGGATTTCGACCCGACGACGGGCGTGCTCACTATTCAGTAAGGGCTGACCGATGCCATTGCTTGCAGATCGCGTACGCGAAACGACGACGACGACCGGCACGGGCACGATTGCCCTAGATGGTCCGGTCACGGGTTTTCAGGCGTTCAATACGGCGTTCGCGAACGGCGCCACGGTGTATTACGTCATTCAGGCCAACGCTGAGTGGGAAATCGGCATCGGCACGGTCGGGACCGGGACGCTGGCGCGGACGACGGTGCTGCAGTCGTCGAACGGCGATGCGTTGGTGCCGTTCTCGGTGGGGACGAAAGATGTATTCGTGGCGTATGTGGCCGATCGCGCGGTCACGACGTCGGACGCGTCGACGCTGACCAACAAGACGATCAACGATTACACGAACATCGTCGGCGCGAACCATACGCATTTCCGGATCAAGGCGAACGAGGTGATCGCGCGCGGCGCGGTCGTCAAGGCGGTCGGCTATAACCCGGGCGAGGACGCGATCGAGGTCGTCAAGACGGTCGCGGCGACGGACCTCGCGCTGGGCGTCGCGGATAGCGCGATGACGACCGGGCAGTTCGGCACGGCGACGGTGATCGGTGAGATTGAGAACGTCAACACGAACGGCTTTAGCGTCAACCAGATTCTGTATAGCGCCGGCAGTGGCGGCTATACGGCGACGAAGCCGGCGAGTGGGCCGTACCAAGTGCTCGGGTGGGTCGTCCGCGCGAACCTCAATACCGGCGTAATTGCGGTGAACGTGGTCGCGCCGTTGCTGGTGGAAACCTCGAGCAACGTGGCGAACACGACCGTCACGCGCGACGGGTCCGGCAACTTCGCGGCGGGACAGGTCACGGCGGCGTCGCTGGTGGTGCCGGGGACGACCACGCTGAACGGGCAAGCGTATACGTGGCCGGCGGCGCAGACGGCCAACTTTTTCCTGCGGACCAACGGCACGGGCGGGTTGTCCTGGGCGACGTTGGCGGAAACGATCGCGCTGACGGACTTGTCCGATGTGGCGATTAGCGCGGCGACGCCTGGGCAGCCGTTGGTGTTCAACGGCACGGCGTGGGTCAACAGCAGCAGCCTGACGGCCAGCGTGACGGGCAATGCGTCGACCGCGACCACGCTGCAAACGGCGCGGACGATTAACGGCGTCTCGTTTAACGGCTCGGCGGATATTACCGTGGCGGCAGCGGCTGGGACGCTGACCGGCACCACGCTGGCCTCCAACGTGACGGCGAGCAGCCTGACGAGCGTGGGCACGCTGGCGAACCTGACGGTGACGAACCCGATTACGGGCAGCGTGACGGGTTCCAGTGGCAGCACGACGGGCAACGCGGCCACGGCCACGGCGCTCCAGACGGCGCGGAACATCAACGGCGTGAGCTTCAACGGCACGGCGGACATTACGGTGGCCGCTGCGGCTGGCACGCTGACGGGCACC